ACATAAGGATTGCCTAAATGTTCTTTGGGTATGATGAAAAACCAGAATTTCTAAACCAGTTTGGTGATTTGGAAATCACTCGCAAACAAGTCAATGTGTGTTCGCGCAACAAAGGCGAGTGCCGAGGTCACTTACCACTGACTCAATCCGATGGTTCAATCAAGTGGGTGTATCTCTACTCAGACGGAACTACTGACGATGGCATTTGGGTCAATAGTTGTAGAACAGTGATAGGCGGTCATGTTTTTGCATGGACAGATTATTACTAAATAAAGATATGGTTGTATGAAGGAAAGAGAAGGTTTCTTGGACGGCGGTTCGACTCCGCCCATCTCCACCAAAAGGAAGCACTAATGGCAATCGGTGATTTGTATATTCCACTACAAATATCAGGTGAAAAGCTGATAAAGGACATGGATAGAACATTCACTCAAGACGGAAAGTCCGTCAGAGTGGTAGTAAAAGATTTCCGCATAGTTAGCGAAGAGCTTGTTTTTGATGGGGATGCAATGGCTTCGACAGGGAAAGATATCCAACTGGACAACCAGAGAGGCGACTGACTTAATCAGCGCGACAAAAAGTAAAAGCAAACGATAGCTCTTACACTGGTTATGCTCTAGCAGCTTAACCTGAGTTTTGCAGGTTGGACTTGGAAACAGAATCAACCTGCACTTTTGCCCATCTCTTTTTCGCAGATTCGCTTGCCTTAGCTCTGCGTTCAGGAGTCCAACCAGCTCTGATGTTAGCTGACCGTTTCTTTTTGTATTCAGGGTCGCTCCAGAGTTTCTTGTTGTGTTGTGATAGTTTTTCTAGATTACCTTGGTCTGCCCAATATATTAAGTTTCTTTTTGAGCATACTGCTGATTGGTCGTGAGTCAGAGAAGCAATTCTCTTTGCGACTGATTTTGGATTATGCATTGGGTTATTGGTTGACACATATGCTGAGTATTCTTCTCTTAAAGTTTGATACTCTCTAGATGATTTGATTCTGGTTTTGTCACTGCGAGATAACATCAAGAATAGCGCAATTCTCATTTTGTCTTTATCGGAACCCGATGTAATTCGATAGAGAAGTTTATGGGCAACGAGGTGTTCTCTCGCGCTCAATGTTACCAAATTGGTATCGTCATCCGCACCGCCAATAGATTTTGGTATAATGTGATGTTTATCCCCTGCTTGGGGTTGGCGAGATTTTGCCGATTCCATCAGACGAAAATAGTAAGTTTTGTATTTGTTGTCTATAAACATATGTTTCTCCTTGATTACATATATTTATAATATTTTGCTTCGCAAATGACGATAACTACACTCAGGCACTTGCTGCCTAAGCCAACTGTTCTTCCGAGTGGGTTTCTCAACGGAAGTGGTCGTCCTCTCCAGTAGAGGACTATCAAAAGCATACCACCAACCCCTGACGTTGGTCTCTTATATCCAATTCTAGAACTGGAGAGATAGTGACAAAAGGTATGCTTTTGATAAACGGAGTAGATTATGACTGAAAGAAAAGTGAACTACATTGATGTCGGTAAAATGAGCAGGCGCCAAGCCGAAAAATTACTGGCGCGCCTTAGGGGTCAAGAGGTTGTTCCTTGCTATAAAGACCCGGAAATCTTGACAAATATCGGATTTGCAATAACATTCGGCGTATTCATGTTGGTTGCAATGTACGCTCTGGTACAGACTGTGTGGTAGCGGATAAATACATTATCTCAATCCGATAGGTACAATATGAAACAATTTCAAGAATACATCACAGAAGGTTACATCAAATTTCAAGACCTTCAGCACATCCAAAGTGCCATTGCCGAGTACAAGAAAGCCGGCGAGGTGCTCAATCCCGAATACAAAGAGTTAAAGAACCAGACGGCTCGCCTGTTCTCCAAGGCCGCCAGAGTCTATGAAAACAAATTCAGTGATGTGGCGCGTGAGGTGCAAGACGAGGACATATGGGAAATGACCCATGCCCTGAGCGCCTACACCATCACGGATATCGCCAAGTTGCATAAGATGGTACAGAAAGCCGAGAAGCGCAATTTTACTCGACCAGATATTGTCGAGATTATCAAAATTGCAAAGCGCCTGGCCGCAGAATGGAAACCAGTCTATGACGATATCAAAGCACTGAAAGACAAAGTGGTCAAGGTGACAACCAAACGCGCGGAAGCCAAACAAGTGGCAACCAAGGCCTTGGAGAAAAAGTTCCGTGACTCTTCGAGTTTGATTAAGGTTCTCGAAGAACACCTTGCAGAATACAAACAGGCTGCTCGTAAACGCGCCGAAGAATTCGTCAAGAGTAAAATGGAAGAATTGGAAAGTCACGGATGGGATGCGGAAGTTGCCGCACCAAGACCAAAAAGTAGTATGGGTCGCGAATCATATCATATCGCAATGGACAAACGCAGAATTATCAGTGCGCTGACTGTTTCTGCAAACAAATACGGTACTCGCAGTATGGGAGACCCTGATATTCGCAAACCTAATCCGGTGGCAATCGCTCGTTATATCGATGAAGCGGAGAAAGGTGCAGAAGCAAGTTATCGTCAATTCATGGCCAAGATGATTTCGAAAATCGGCAAACCGGTTGTCGATGCGAAAATGACCGGTAACATTTGGACCGATGCAACACTGACCGTCACCGCTGATGATGGTGAAAAACAAGTCTGGATAACCAGAATGATTCTGAACTTCTCTAAGTATCAAAGAATGTTCAACCAGTTCCCGTCTCGCAGAAAATCCTGAGAGACTAATTAACAGTGAGTAAAATTTCGTTATGACAACTTTGTTATTGGTATTTTTCCTGCTTCAGGTCAAGCACCTGATTATTGATTGGATTATGCAACCTCAGTGGATGTGGAGTAAGAAACACATTTACGGGCATTGGGGTGGATTGGCACACGCAGGTTTCAACGCATTAGGAACGGCCGCTGTTATTGCACCGTTCTTTGGTAATTTTATTCTTGTTTTCATTTTGGATTTCTTACTGCACTATCACATTGATTGGGCAAAAATGAACCTGAATAAACACACGGGTTGGGGTGCAAACACCCACCCGCAATTTTGGTGGCTACTAGGCTTAGACCAGTTTGCCCATCAAGCTACTTACATCCTACTACTGTATATTCTGATGTAAGTTACGGACAATCCTGTCCACGGGCACTTATACATTACGCCCGATAATCGAGAGAAGTACCCCAAGGGAATGTTATAAACTTCTCTCACTGCTCATTGGAGGAAAACATGAAAGCAGTTGAAAATTTTTTCGACAAACGACATAATGTATTCATCAAATTTGGTAGCATTATTGCATTAATTTTCTTGACAATCTATGTGCCGGCACAATCGCACGCTAACTATCAAGTCCAAATTGAACAACATAAACAAACAATCGAAGTACTAGAAGAAAAACTGGAAGAAAAGAATGAAGAAATCATGGTGAAGGAAAAGCAAGTAAAATTACTCACCAAGTCATTCGAAAAACAGGCATACACCATGCAACAAGTTGAGTGTTTGGCAAAAAACATTTACTTTGAAGCTGGCGCAGAATCTACCGCAGGAAAAATCGCGGTTGCCGAAGTGACAATGAATCGCGTAAAACACAAACAGTTTCCAAAAACCGTCTGTGGTGTCGTGTATCAGAAGTCCGGTCGAACCTGTCAATTTAGTTGGGTATGCCAAGGCAAATCGAAAGCACCGGCATCACCGGCATGGAATGAATCCAAGCAAATCGCAAAGAACATTCTAATCGGCAAGCGTGATTACAATGTTGTGGGCAACGCACTATTCTTCCACGCCACTAGCATCTACCCGAAATGGGCAGGTGCCAAGAGACTGGTCGCACGAATTGGTAATCATATTTTTTACCATTGACTTTTCGAAACACATTCGTTATAATTGAGTCTTTAACAAGAGGAGTATATCATGTCAGTTACCCAAGTAGATGTCGTTCAACTTTCGAATCCTGCCGACCGTGAAAAGTTGGCAAAGATTCTCCGTAATTGTTCCGATGCAATGACCCGCGCACAAGGAGAAAAGGATTATATCCGTGAAGCAGTGGCACAGGTCAGCAAAGATTTGAATTTGCCGAAAAAGATTGTCAATAAGATGGTCAAGGTGCATTTCAAACAGAACTTCGATGAAGAAGTGATTACCAACGAACAGTTTGAGGCATTGTATCAGTCTGTGGTGAAGTAATGCCAACCAAAGACGAAATGGCAAAGTTCGCTCGTCAGATAGAGACGGCAGTCGCAACGAAAGGTTATACCTACATCGAGGCGATTGTCGCTCACTGCGAGGCGACTGGTCTTGAAATGGAAGTCGCGGCGACACTTGTCAATGCGAACCTCAAGGCGAAAATTGAGAACAATGCCTATGATATTAACATGATGAAGGAGAAAGCAGCTAGACTGCCGATATGACTGGTTACGAAGCATTCTGTTTATTTCAATCGATTAAACTGCACTTCACATCCAAGTCCTATGACTTTTTCAAGTACAATGGTAAATCGAATATCACACTGACCACTTTCGAAAACCGAAAGGATAAGTATCATTACCATAAGTTGTCACGCAAGTATCCGACCAAGGAACTTTTAATCGAGTTCCTTGTCGCCAACTTCCTTGAAAAAGAAAAGTTGTGGGTGGGTGACCTGCTTCAAGAAGAAGCAGATATCGTTTTCGTGGAATATCAAAAGGTCATGCAATCGTTGACCTATCGATTCGAAAACGAATGTCAGCAAGTGTTTGATGGTGTCGAGAATCCGAATACTGTTCTCATGACAAATGGTGAATATCCCGAATTGTTGACCAAGGCATTGAGAAAAGAAATATCATTTCAGACTCTTTGCCTGTTGAACAATGTACTGAAATTCGTACCGTACTGGGACAGAAAAATTGAAGATGATATCCGTTGGCCTGTTTTTCGAAACAAAATCGAAAAGTATGCCGCATTTCTCCCACAAGATGAAGTAAAATACAAAACAATATTGAAAAAGGTCGTGCATCGATGATTAAAACTATTTACCTTGATATGGATGGTGTACTCGCCAACTTTGATGGTCGGTATCGAGAGTTGTTTGGACAGGCGCCACCGGAGAAATCCGTGAAGTCGGAAGAAACCAGTCACCACTGGGATGAATTCGTACAAGGAAAAAATTACCGAACACTTGACTGGAATCCCGGTGGCGAAAAGTTGTGGCGATTCATCAAGTATTCGGTTGACCATGAACGCATTACAGTAAAAATTCTATCGTCAACAGGCGGCGGTAAGTATCATGAAGAAGTTGCAAAACAAAAACAAAGGTGGTTGGCTGACCACGGAATTCATTTTCGCGCAATCTTTGTAGAGAGCAAGAAATTGAAGGCGCAATATGCCAATCCCGAAAGTATTTTAGTCGATGATAGAAAGGAAGTAATCACACCGTTTAACAAGGCCGGCGGTCACGGTATCTTGCATACTAATACCGAAGAAAC